AGAGTTTGATATCAACTTCACTGCTGACGGGGACTTAGATGTTGCTGATATAGAGCTAAAGTGTACTGGGGGTAAAGACGCTTATGTAGTAAAGTGGTATGACCAGTCTGGGGCTGGTAATGATGCTGCTCAGACTGCTTATGCGAGTATGCCTAAGATCTGTTCTGCTGGGGTGGTTACACTAGAGAGCGGACAACCTGCACTTAGTTTCGATAAAACTAGTCGGCATTATATGAATTTCAACGCGCCTGATTTGAACTCGAATGATATAGGTTTATTTAGCGTCCTGAAATCTAGTGCCTCTCCTAATAATTATGCAGTTGGATTGTTTTTAGGTACAAGTCAAGGCGGTGGGGAAAGTTATGCTAGTCTTGCGTATAGAACTTGGGGTATACAATATGAAGGTACTGTGTTTGGAAGCTCTCCAGTAAACACCAATCACAACTTATTCAGTTTATACGCTGACAATGCAAGCAACGATGCAAAAGGATATTTGAATGGTTCTCTTTTAGGTAGTTCAGTACCAGGCAATACGGATCTTACTTTACAAAGAATAGGCAGAATTGGGAATATTGTTTTTACAGAATGGGATGGAACTATTCAAGAAATTTTGGTGTATAGGAATAGCACTAAGAGTAATCATACCGACATCGAGAACAACATCAACTCATACTTCAATATCTACCAGTCTCGTGAGAACATCCTCCCTGGGGCTGCAGCAGCATATTCTTTGAGACAGCTTAGTGATTCTTCTAGGTTGGCTGTGCGGGTGAGGAGAGACACTGGTGTCGGTAGCGGTACTGACGATGATGAAGCTGATGTCGGGTTTGATGCAAACGGGGAGGTGAGCCTAGACTCCCCAGTAAGCAACTTCGATCCTACTGGTAGTTCTGCTACTACGCTAGGGGAGTTCCTTGCTGACGCAGCGTATGATGATGAAGACAGCTTAGGTGCTCCAGCAGACGGGTTTGTCACTGCGTGGTATGACCAGAGCGTAAACGCAAATAACGCTACTCAGGCAACACCAGATGCTCAGCCGAAGATCTACGATAGCAGCACAGGCTTGATTAAAGAGAACGGGAAGCCTGCGTTGGATTGGGATGGAACCGACGACGTGCTCATAACAGCGTATGACCCCACTGTAACGCACACGGCTTTCTTCGTTCAAGTGCCTGTTACAAGTACCTTTGGACCTGTTTACACTTCAGAAGACACGGGCGTAGGGAGAATGTGGGTCGGGGCACATGGCACCAATACTTTTCGCATTTATCGCGGCGGTACAGCGAGTTTCTCAGAGGGCACCACTTTGAGCGGTCAATATTTAGGCTACTGTTTGAATAAGGCAACAGTAACAGACGTTCGGCTTGGTGTGGATGGTAGTAATGTTGCGGCAAGCGGTAACATTGGAAGCGGCGTAATCAACAACCTGCGCCTTGGTGCTGAGCCAGAGTCAAGTTTTTATGGAGATAGCCGAATACAGGAATTCGTTATTTACGATTCTGATAATTCCAGCAACAAGAGCAGCATCGAGGGCAACATAAACGCTCACTACGGGATAGCTAACATAGGTACCCCGTCTTCTGGTTTGCTGGCTGACTACCCTGGTAGTACTGCTGCATACTCAGTACGTAAGCTTGCTGATACAGCTAGTCTAGCTATGCGCATCATAGTTGATGATACTGCTGTTATCGGGACTGTAGACGCTAGTGACACAGAGTACGATATTGGTTTTGATGCTAACGGGGATCTTGACGTAGCTAGGATTAGAGAGGTGTGTAACAACCCTAGCGGGGCGAACTATAACGCTTATGTAGTGACGTGGTACGACCAGTCTGGTAACGGGAACCACGCTACTCAAACTACGTATACGAATTGCCCGCAGATCTATGACGGGGTGGATGTGATAACTTTAAATGGCAAGACTGCAATACACACGCCAAATGCCGACCAAGATTTAGTATGCAGTGGCACGAATGCTTTATCTCAAGTGTATACTGTGAACGCCGTTGGGCAAGGTGGCCACCCATATGCGTACAATGGCGGTTCTTCTCGGATATTTATGACTAGCAGCACTGTGCGGTTTAAGGCGGGTACAGAAATTCAAGTTTCTGGCATTAATGCTAGTGGTAACCAAACAACCGTATTCTGTGTAGCTGATGGTACAAACAGTACAATCCACGCAAAAAACAGTGGGGCACAAGTAAACACAACGGGCGATGCGGGAACGCAAGGCATAGTATTTGATTCGACTTTTCAAATTGGCAACCGTTCATCTTTTGTTAATGGGGGCTATACGCAGGAATTAGTTTTTTGGGGTAGCGACCAATCCAGCAACCGCAAAGCCATAGAAACTGACATCGACTCTTACTACCGCATCTACGGGGATCCAGACGATGGTTTGCTCTCCACCCCATACGGGAAGGGGGCTGCCGCAGCGTATTCAGTAAGGCGTTTGTCTAACAACGCTACTCGCGCTATGCGCATTCTAGTCGATGCTGACGCTAACGGTCCTGACGCTAGTGATAACGAGTACGATATCGGGTTTGATATTAACGGGGAGCTGGATATAGCTAGAATAGAAGAGCTGTGCGATAAAGGTACTGGCAACTACGATGCTTACGTAACCACGTGGTACGATCAGAGTGGAGAGGGGAATGACGCTACTCAAGCGACATACTCTGCTATGCCGAAGATCTGCAACGCAGGGACAGTGATATTAGAGAACGGGAAGCCTGCGCTTGATTTTGATGGTGATGGTAGATTTATCGAACACACGCCATCTTCGATTAACCTTGGCACCAATGACCACTATGTGAGCGGCGTTTTAACTGTTGGCACAAACGCTAATACCAACCAAGTTTGGTTAGAGGAAGAAGGCGGCACCAGTAATAGGTATTTGTTTTGGTGGCAGAATTCAAATACAACACTACAACTATATGCTAATACCGTCGTTGGTAGCGGCACAGCGAGCACAAAAGGCGACCAGTATCTTTTGACAGGCACACGCGTAGGCACAACAAGTACTCTGTTTAAAAATGGAGTCAGTTCCATAAGCGGCACAGCTTCTGATTTCGATTCAACAGGAGATTTAAAAATCGGCATTAACATTTCTGAATTAGGTAACCAAAGTTGGGATGGCGTCATTCAAGAGATTGTTATTTGGGCTTCTGATGAATCCAGCGACCGCACTCTCATAGAAGCAAACATCAATGACTACTTCAACATCGAAGGGGTATAACATTAAATATTAAGTATTAAATTCGCAATCAAATGGCAAAAGTTTATCTCCCAGTAGAACCAATCGACGGGTACACCTCTGAAGAGAGGGCTAAGGCAATCAACGCTGAGGTGTGGAGCCTCCGCCGCCCTGACTCAGTGAAGCACCCCAAAGACATTACTAAGTATTACTACGCTACCATCACGCATCCAGATACAGGCCAGTGGGCTATTGTAGGGGATACAGAAGAGATGGTGAGGATCCATCCGCAGGTAGATATGACTGTAATGCTTTCCTTGATGCCTGAGGTGCCTCAAGCAGAAAAGGATCAGCTGGTGGCATATATCGACTCTAGCAAAGGCAGCAGTGTCCCATTTGGAACATTCATCCCGTCTTCTTCCCCTCAGTTGACTGAGGCCGAAGCTGATGCGGCTGGATGGTTGCCCGCTGTTGAGGATTTGACAGGACCCGATCCTGAACCTGCATAACTGTGATTAGGGTTCTTTTTATCGTGGTAGTGGCGATAGTTGGACTGGCGCTACTTCCGTTTGGGTTGGTCTATTCTTTCTCTAAGGCTTTCTTTTCGTTTAAATGGAATCCCCTACCTAAGCTGGGTATGTACTTGCATAGCTTAGGGTTGTCGCTGTCTAGGCTATTGAATGTCGTTTGTAGCGATATACTCAATGAGGCAGCTATAACACCAGATGGCTATCAGTTTGGGGATGTAAACGACACGACAAGCTTTGTGCTGGGTAAGAATAGGAAAGCAGGGACTTTACGTCCGTTTGGTGAGTTTATCTCTGCTATACTCGATAAAGTCGATCCTGGTCACGTAGAAGACGCGACAGAGATTTATTCAAGCGAATTGTAAAACCGCTGTACAAGCAGTCTAGCTTTCTGAGTAATCGCATACCTTACTCTGTAGTTGTATTTGGTTTCATCTCTAAAGAGGTGATCTTCAAGTACTGCTGAGGGGGTTAGGCGCTCAAAGTGCTTGTATACCAGCCCGTCCTGGGCCAATGGGTATATGATTCTGTTTGCTAAGTTGTTCCTGTTGTAGTCGTACTCTTCTGACGCATACGCTATGGTCCAAAATTCCAAATCGTAAGCCCAGAGTAGAAACTCCAACCCCTTCCAGGAAATGTTGTTTGACTTACAAAACTCTTGTCTTGTTGAGTGTAAGTTCTTGAGGTAGTTGTCGTTGAGGTATCGACTCTTCATTTTTGAAAAGTCCCTAAACATCTTTTTCTTATCTACTTTCGACTTAGGCATATTCACTATCTTTGATTTATGAAAAACTCAGATAAAACATTTATCGCTGAGGTATACTCTTTGATTGTTCAAATAGAAGAGTTGATCAAAAAGTATAAGTACGAAGACAAAGTTATGTCTGCGATAATGATTGGGTTACTTGACCCTGTAGATTTATCTGAAGAGGTGGATGAAGTTAGCTTGAAGAGTGTGTTCAGTTACAATCTAGAAAGCTCTGATGAGCTAGAAATTGTAAAAGAACTAATGACAGCTCAGTTTGACGGAGGTGAAGAAGACGATCTTGATGATCTTTTTCGAGACCTCGGAATATCTATGAACTGATGGAAGGATTGATTAGAAAGCTTGTTATAGGCAAAGACCCCAAAAACGGGATGGCGTACTTCGTTGGTATGAAAGCTGGACGCGGAATCGTGTCGGCCATCATACAGGACGAGTCTTACTTGCACAAGTTTGGCAAATGCCGTTACTTAGTGTACATAGAAAGTGAAGAGGGCACTGACCTTTGGAAAGCTGTTGACGATATGCCATGTTTGCTTGAATTTGATTTGAACTTCTAATATATGAAATCACTAAATAAGTTTATTGTAAGTATAGAAAAAGAGCTCCAGGACGAAATAGTAACAGACAGCGGATTAAAGCTATATATAGACACCAAGTTCAATGAGTTTGAAAACAGAACTACGGAGGGTGAGATACTGGCTACGCCGCTCAAATACGATACTGGCGCGGAAGTGGGGGATGTGCTATACTTTCACCATCATGTGGTTATCAATGGTGGGAGTCCACTTAACAAACAAGACAAGCAGTACGTTGTCAACTACGACGAAGAGCACGCTTCTCAAAACCAAGCTATCGCTTACAAGAGTAAAAAAGACAACAGACTCTACCCTCTCAAAGGTTGGAGTTTGCTTGAGCCTTTTGAGGAAAGTGACGATAGATCTGATGACGTGCTCATCGAGGTAGTAAAGCTCGAAGAGTCCCCTACGACACGAGGGGTGGTATCTCTACCTTCAGAAGACCTTAAAGAGATAGGGGTGGAAGAAGGTGATGTAGTAGGGTTCAAGAAGAACAGAGATTATAGAATTAAAATTGATGGCAAGGAATACTACAGGGTCGCGGTCTCGGAACTCCTCTACAAGTTTTAATACGCTTACAGCCGCAGTAAAGCTTATGGATGCTATGGCTATCGCTATAGATAACATGATTGAAGAGGTCAAGAAGCCTGTAGATCCAGAAATCAATGGGAGCGCCAGGAAAGCCGAACTTCAGTCTGTAAAACAAACAGCAATAGATTGCAAAGAATTACTCAGGGAGCGACAGTCGCTAGAGCAAATGGTTAAGGAACTGAGAGAAAATGGAAAAGTCGAAGAAGATAAAGACTACTCTGGCGGATTCGCAGAGAAATACAGCAAGTGATCACACTATGAGAGTAGGTGATTATGAGTGGGTAAGAACGTCAACAAACAACAATCATATTTATTTTAACGATGAGTGGAATGGTGAATACGAAGACTAGTACCATGGACGAGCTGTCTATGGCGGTATTAGCTTGGGCTGATGAAAGGGGCCTAATAGACAAAGAGAATGCTCCTAAGCAAATGCTCAAGGTTATGGAAGAAGTAGGAGAGCTGGCTGGCGCTATGGCTAAACAGAACGAAGAAGACACTGTAGACGCTATTGGGGACGTACTTGTAACTGTCCTTATCTTAGCAGAACAGATGGGTCTTAGCGCTACGAAATGTCTAGGTGAGGCATACAACGAGATCGCTGGGCGCACTGGTAAAACAGTCGACGGTGTATTTATAAAAGATGAGCGCTAAAAGAAACTATAAAGATGAGTACAGGAAGTACGGGAAAAGCAAAGCTGCCAAGAAGTATAGAGCCGAACTCAACAAGTACAATAGACGAAAGGGTACTTATGGAAATGGAGACGGCCTTGATGCAGCTCATGAAGGTGGGGAAATACGCAAATTTGCCAAAGCAGCAGTAAATAGAGCCAATAATAGGCCTAAGAAACGGAATAGCAGGTAGCACTTCTCCAAGGCGACCCAACATTTTTTGTTACCTTTGGGAAAATTCCTTCAATGAAACCAGATAGATTTACCTTCAATGGATGGAGACTCTTTTCGATTGTTTTCGTATCTGCTTTCCTGGGTGCTTGCGGCACTTATGCTAGTGTCTCTCGTGCAGTTATAGAAGATTTGCGCGAGAGAGAGGTTCCGCTTGAAAATCACACAGATACTGTGTTTTTGCAAGAGTATAGAGCTACTCTTGAGCCTGACTATATCGCTACACTGAAGATTGATAGCGCCTTGATCGGAGTTAAAGTAGACCCTTATGTTATTCAGACAACTCCTGGAAGCAGGGGATCTGAATATTATTACAGAATACATCTTTATCACTCTAAAGTCGACAGTTCTTTCATGAACTATGTTGACTCATCCAATCAAGTTCTATCATGGGAAAAGGAATAACCCTTCTGCTTTTATTTTTGATCGGCATGATTTGTTCTACGTGCTCTCCTAAGCACTGTGAAGCTTATGTCATACATTCTGAGAAAAATCAGTTTGTAAAATGCCCTCGTAGCTCAGATGGATAGAGCAACAGCCTTCTAAGCTGTAGGTCCCAGGTTCGACCCCTGGCGGGGGTACGCAATTAAATTCAATGTCAAAGTATAAGTGTAAATGCGGTAAAACCGCTGAGGTGCAAAGCGTTAGCATCCGCGTTATAGACGGGGAAGTTCGTCATGACGTTCCGTGCGAATGCGGGGAGTATATGACCCCTACAGAAAAGAAAACTGGTATGCCCTCTTTTAAAAGCAATAAATATGGGCAAGTCCGATGAAGGTAAGATTATTCGGTTGGATGCTGAAGGGGAGCCTGGAGAAGTCATTTCGCTCCACGGTCTTGACATTGCTCTTCCGAAAAAGCCAAAGAAATCTGACATTCTATTCCACGACCTACCCAAAAAGATGCAGATGTGGCAGCGCACAGTGGTGCCTCAAGAACTGTCGAGGGTTAGAAGTATGGATGAGTGGTTCGAGAAGCCAGCCGAGTTTCGGAAAGCCTTTTCTCCTTTCATCGAGCAAGAGTTTGAGCGCAGGCGTAACGGTGTTTGGTTTTACAACAATGGTGTGCCTACGTATATTACGGGGAGACATTACATGTTTCTCCAGTGGTCGAAAATTGATATCGGATATCCTTCGTATCTTTCGTTCCAGCGTGAGATCTTTCTCCACATGGCTGCGTGTGAAGCTGATACCGATTGTATCGGTCAGCTATATACTAAGTGTAGGCGTTCTGGCTATACTAATATCTGTGCTTCTGTTTTTGTGGATGAAGCTACTCAGGTTAAAGACAAGCTTCTGGGCATTCAGTCAAAGACTGGTAAAGACGCTCAGGAGAATATTTTCATGAAGAAAGTGGTTCCGATGTTTCGGAGCTACCCCTTCTTCTTTAAACCTATTCAGGATGGAACGACGAACCCACGTATGGAACTCGCTTTTCGGGAACCATCAAAACGAATCACCAAGAAGAATAAGACGTCGCAGAAAGGCGATGCACTCAACACGATCATTAATTGGAAAAACACCACTAATAACGCCTATGACGGAGAAAAACTTCATATGCTCTACCTCGATGAGGCTGGCAAGTGGGAAAAACCTACCGACATCAAAGAAGCGTGGCGTATTGAGCGAACTTGTCTCATCGTTGGAAAACGCATTGTTGGGAAGGCGTTAGTGGGGAGTACTGTCAACCCCATGGACAAGGGTGGTCAAGAGTACAAGAATTTGTGGGAGGATTCTGACCCCACGGAAAGAAATGCTAACGGAAGGACTCGATCTGGTCTGTACAGGATTTTTATCCCAGCTTCAGAGGCTCTAGAAGGGTTTTTTGATAAGTATGGTATGCCTGTGGTCGAAGACCCTACAGAACCCGTAGAAGGGGTAGACGGGGAGGTTATAGACCAAGGAAGTGTTAACTACCTTAAAAACGAACGAGATTCCTTGAAACACGACCCTTCTGAGCTTAATGAAGTTATCAGGCAGTTCCCTCTAACTGAGGACGAAGCCTTTAGGGATAGTATCGAGGGCAGTATATTTAACATAGGAAAGATTTATCAGCAGATAGACTGGAACAGCAACCTCTATCCTAATCCTGTTGTAAAGGGGAATTTTATCTGGAAAGAGAAAGACAAAGAGGTTATGTTCTCTCCTGATCCTAGGGGTAGGTTTAAAGTATCCTGGCAACCTCCTGCGGGAATGCGAAATCAATTCATTGAAGAAAAAGGGAAGAAAGCGCCAGCTAACAAACAATTTGGTGTAGGTGGGGTAGACTCATACGACCTTGACGAGACTGTCGATGGGAGGGGTTCTAAAGGGGCATTGCACCTGTACAACAGATTCAATATGAACGAAAACGTACCTAGCAACATGTTTGTTTTGGAGTACGCTTCTCGCCCAGACTTAGCCAGCATATTTTATGAAGACGTACTTATGGCTGCTTTTTACTATGGGTATCCTCTCTTAATTGAAAACAATAAGTACGGCATAGTAAGGTACTTTGAGTCAAGGGGTTACGATGGCTACGTTATGGATAGACCAGCGCACCTGACACCACCTAACTCAAAAGTAAATGTGAAAACAAAAGGCATCCCTTCTAATTCTCAGGATGTTATTCAGGCCCATGCTCACGCTATCGAGGAATACATACACAGTCATGTTGGTGTTAGGCCAGAAACAGCTGATTTCGGAAACATGTATTTCAACGATACTTTAGAGGATTGGATAGGGTATAAAATCAGCAACAGAACTAAATACGACCTTACGATAAGCTCTGGTTTGGCTTTGTTAGCTGCTCAAAAATCCAAACCTAAAAAGAAACAGTCTGATCTTAGCGACAAGGTGTTCTTTAGAAAAAACAAAGTAAAAGAATGGCACCGCTAAGTTTGCTATATTTGCTGATAGATGCACGGCAACCAGGGAAAAAATAAAGTCGGCTTTCCTGACCCCCTAGAACCAAGGAGTGTAAAAGAGGGGAAGGAGTATGGTTTGCGCTACGCTAAGGCCATTTCTTCTCAGTGGGGAAGCTACGAACAGGATAATTCTCTGATGAGAAAGAGGAGGCGTGTGTTCGATAGAAATCGAAAGTATGCTAACGGAACTCAAGATACAAGCATATACAGACAGCTTCTGACGAGTTTGGATCCAAGTAATTCTGACGGAAGTTTCTTGAACCTGGACTTTACTCCAGTTCCCATCCTCCCGAAGTTCGTTCGGATTGTAGTAAACAAAATCCTCTCTTCTGAGCCGTACCCTAACCTTGAGGCTGTCGACCCTTTGTCTTCTAGCGAGAAAGATCTAGAGAGGAAGAAAGTAGAGATGGCTGTCGCAAATAGGGATAAGCTAAAAGCTATACAGCAATCTACTGGTGTTAACGTCTCTGAGATGGAGGAGATTCCAGAGACTCTAGAAGAAGCTGAAATATTCATTGGTAACAATATCAAGTCGAGCTCTGAGATAGCTGCTCAGATTGCTACTAATATGACACTGAAGTGGAATGATTTTAATGATTCCATTTACAGGCGGTGTGTAAACGACATGGCTACAGTTGGAATGGCCGTGGTCAAGAGAGACAACGACCCCAATTACGGTATTAAAACTAGCTATGTTGATCCTTCTGAGTTTGTCCATAGTTACACAAACGATCCTAATTTTGGTGATCTTGTTTATGCTGGCCATGTTAAGCGCATATCCATACAGGAACTAAAGCGTATTGCTGGGGATCAGTTCTCAGAAGAACAGTACAAGCAGATCGCTCAAAAGGCGGCTAAGAAGTATGGGTATGATATATCCAAAGTTGGGGAGAGTCGATATGACGATTACCTGAAGAGATACAGGTTTGGGTATGATGAGTACATGGTTGAGATCCTGGACTTTGAGTTCATCTCAATAGACTGCATGTACTTTGAGGAAAAGGAAAGCAGGTACGGGAACATAGGCTTTTACTACAAAGGAGAGAGTTATAAGGAGCCTTCTAATTCTGTCTTCAAGAGAGAATCTAAGAAGATGGAGAACGAAGTAGTCTACGGAGGTAGCTACATTATGGGGTGTGACATGTTGTTTAACTACGGGCTGAAGACCAACATCCCGAAGAATATGCATGACCTCTCTAGGGCTCACCTTTCTTACTCTGTTGTTGCTACCAACATGGAGGAGATGATCCCTAAGTCTATGGTTGATAGCTGTATAGGCTTTGCTGACCAGCTTCAGCTTACTCACCTAAAGATCCAGCAGTCTATTGCTAAGGCTAAGCCTGACGGGATTATTATCGACGTAGAAGGCCTGGAAAACGTCCAGCTCGGTAAGGGTGGGGAGCTGCAACCGCTTGAGTTGCATGATATATACGAACAAACAGGCGTCTTCTACTACAGGAGTAAAAACCCTGAAGGCGGTTTCCAAAACCCTCCCATCAGGGAGATTGGTAATAGTGTACGCAACATCAACGAATTCATCGCCCTCTACAACCACTACTTGAGGATGATCAGGGATGCCACGGGCATCAATGAGGCGATGGATGGGACAACACCTAAAGGAGAACAGTTGGTTGGTGTTAGGCAGCAAGCTATCGCGGCTGGAAACAACGCTATCTACGATATCACTAATTCTTCTATGGTCCTGTTCAAGAAGGTATGTGCTGATGTTGTAAAGTGCCTGCAGGTTATCCCTAGAGAAAGCGTTTTGTATAAGGCTTATGAGAATGCTATTGGAAAGGAAAACATAGGGATTCTCAATACCTTCAACAATCTACCGATGTACAACTTTGGGGTTCAGGTAGTTAAAGAGATGGAGGATATTGAAAAGCAATATCTAGAGCAAAATATCCAGGTCTCTTTGGCTCAGAAAGAGTTAGACATTGAAGACGCTATTGCCATCAGGCAGTTGAAGGATATTAATCAAGCCGAGAGACTTCTAGTTGTTAGGCGCAAAAAGCGCATGGCTGCAAACCAGCAGCTTGCTCAGCAGAACTCTCAAATGCAGGCTCAAGTTCAGGTTCAGAGTGCTCAGGCCGCTAGTCAGGCTAAGATGCAAGAGATGCAAGCCAAAGCCCAGATCGACGCTCAGATGGAGCAGATGAAGGCTCAGCTAGAGGCTCAGATGGAGGTTCTCAAGCATGAACACAGAAAGGAGATTGAGATGATCAAGGCTCAAGCCACTCTCGGATTCAGAACTGAAGAGCAAGAGTTTAGAGAAAAACTTGAGGTTCTTAAAGAGGACAGGAAGGATACTAGAGTAAAGAAGCAGGCTAGTGAGCAGAGTAAGCTGATTTCACAAAGGCAGGGGCAAAGAGGAGAAATCCCTGAACCAATAGGAGAAGAACAGACTGAAAATCCTCAGGACATTATCAACTCTATTATTGACTCTGCGTCACAGGCGACGCCACCTCCTCTGACTCAATAACAGATAATTCTTATATTTGCTGTATGGCGAGTCCTACAGCAATAAAGAGTACGTTAAAGCGGCACGGGTTGTCTGGTGTAAACAAACCTAAGAGAACACCTAAGCATCCTAAGAAGTCGCACGTAGTCTTGGCTAAAGAAGGGGGGAGAACTAAGCTTATTCGCTTTGGAGAGCAAGGCGCTGATACTGTTACTGAGTCTAACCCTAAAGGAGCGAGAGCCAAGAAGAGGGCCAGCTTTAAAGCTAGGCATAGGAAAAACATTAATCGGGGTAAAATGAGCGCAGCTTATTGGGCCGATAAAGTAAAATGGTAATGCCTGAGAACATAACGCACTTTGAGTTCCTTTTGGTAGCTGGTTCTGTAATCGGTGTTTGGATTAAACACCAAGTCGATTACGCGAAGCTTGTAGGGAGGGTAGAAACGCTAGAAGACGCTAACGGCGACTTCAAAAGGGATGTAAAGAAGATCCTCGATGACATTCAAGAAATTAAGTTACTTTTGGCAAAGAATAAAGTAGTCTAATAATGGCAAGAGTAAGACAACCAGGCGCTGCGGCTGCAGCCTCATTCGGACAATCAGGAAGCGTATATGCAGCTAATGGTGATGTAGTCGTTGCTCCAGAAGGCAAGGCTATTGTTGCTATTCAGCTTCTTGCTAACAGCACTTTTACTACTCTGACCCCCGTAACTGAAACTACGTGCTTCAATACCGCAGGAGAAGGCTATGTAAGTGGCGGAACAACTCTTCCTTCAACTCAGGTTTTTTCTGCTGGAATTGTGGTTTATGGAGAGTGGTCTAGCGCCACTATAGGTCAAGCAAATGGAGTAAATGGAGCGGCCATAATGTACTTTGCATAATGAAGGCTGTCAAGTACAAGAAAGGCGGTAAGCTAAAGGTGCTTGATAAGAAAGTCAGCGTTGATCCTCCAAAAGGATATCACTGGATGGAAGAGTCTGGTAGGTATTACCTGATGGCTGGGGATTACAAGCCTCACCCTGGGGCTATAGAAAAAGCAGTATTCAAAACAGTGTCTCATGAAGCCTAAGAAGCGTAAGAACAAAGTTGATTACAACAAGTATCAGGGTGCTGTAGGGAAGTCCATGGACAGAGAAACCGCTAGAAAAAAGTGGGAGTTCAAGGCTACTCCAGAAGAAAAAAAATTAGGTAGTGTTCTGACACAGGATAGTCAGGGTAACTACATAAGAAGAACAAAAGTGTCTTCTCCTGCTGAATACAAAAGTGGAGGTAAGGTTAAGTCTCGCGTAAACGAGGCTGGTAATTACACCAAACCTGGACTACGCAAAAGGTTGTTTAATCGCATTAAAGCAGGCAGTAAGGGCGGTAATCCTGGTCAGTGGTCTGCTAGAAAAGCACAGTTACTAGCCTCTGAATACAAAAAAGCTGGGGGCGGATACAAGAACTAATGGCACTCGCTAAGTCACAACAAAGTCTGAAGAAGTGGACTGCACAGAAGTGGCGTACCTCTAGCGGAAAGAAGTCAGAAGGTAAGCGCAGATACTTGCCTGACGCGGCTTGGAAGGCTCTTTCGCCTGCTGAAAAAGCAGCTACAAATAGAGCCAAAGCAGAGGGTAATAAAAAGGGGAAGCAGTTTGTTTCTCAGCCCAAGAATATCAAGAAGAAAGTGGCAAAATATCGTAAGTAATTCACACTTATATTTGCTAAAATTTAATTCATGGAAGATCAACAAGTTAATGCAACTGAAGGACAGGAGCAAGAAACTCCTTCTTTCACTTTTGTAGACGAGTCTGAGGTAATCGCGGCGCAACAAGCTGAAACAGCTACGCCAGAACCTCAGGTGGAGATGCAACAAGATGGGGCAGTTGAAGAACAGCCTCAGATTAACGAGGCTTCAACGGAAGACACTCAGAGTGAATATATTGAACAGTACTCTCAAGAGGATGTCGAAGATGCCGTTTTGGATTACTTGAGCGAAAGGCTTGGGTCCCAGATTGGATCTATAGACGACCTTATTGGGGGTCAGCAACAAGAGAGCGTGCTTGACGAGCGAATTGCCGCTATTGCTCAATTCGTCGAAGAAACTGGCAGAGCTCCTCAAGATTGGTTTGTGTACCAGCAGCTTAACCCTTCCGAAATGGATGATATGACTGCAATTCAAGTTCAGATGGCATCTGACTACCCAAACCTATCTCAAGAGGAAGTAGCCACTTTGATGAACAGCAAGTACAAGCTCGATCCCGATCTGCACACAGAGGAGGAGGTGAAACTCTCGCAGTTGCAACTCAAAATCGACGCTCAAAATGCGCGTCAGGGGATTGAAGAACTGAGAAGTCAGTATTCAGCCCCTGAGTACAATGAGAGCGAAGGTGATGAGTCTCCATTCGACGACAACTGGTATCAGTCTATGCAAATCGAAACGCAAGCGCTCGACGGGGTTGAATTTGACCTCGGTAACGGGCAGAGCTTTACTTTCGGACTGAATGACAGGTATCGGAATGAGTTGGTGGAGAAGAACACTCGCCTTGACGAGTTCTTTGATCCTTACGTCCAACAGGATGGGAGCTGGGATTACGACAAGCTGAACGTTCACAGGGCTGTAGTTGACAACATGGAACAGATTGTTCAAGCCGTATACAAACAAGGTATGGCAGATGGTCAACGAGGCATTGTGAATCAAGCAGCTAACGTAAGCGCTCAAACCCCGAATCAAGGTGGACAACCCCAGGAAGACAACCTTTCTGCGCAGCTTCGGCAGGCGTTGGGAGGGGACTCAACTTGGTCTTTTTAACCTAAACAACAAAAACTTTTTATATAAGAAATTATGGCTGCTATAGACGCAACAAAACAA